AGGCCGGGCGTTCGACCGTGTGAATCACACGCTCGCCGGAGCCCACGGCACGACTGACCTTTTTGTTAAAGCCAACGTCCGCCTTGACGGTTGAAATCCGGTAGTTGGCAAACAGCACGACGTCCGAGTGCTCTTGAAGCAATGCCGCGGCCCGGGCATGGAGCTTGATTACGTAGCGGTCGTAGGGGTCGTGCTCGGGCGAATCGAAGCGCTTGATGTCGGTGTGCGCGATCTGCACCACGGTCATGCCCCGGTCATCGCGTAGGGCGTTGAGGCCATCGATGTACTGGCGCCATAGGTTCAGGGCCGCAACATACCCCTTGCCATACCCGGCGTCCTCGATCGAATGCCAGCCGTTGTCGCGGCAAGCTTTGGCCCAAACCAGCGGTTCAAGCCAGTCCACGCTGTCGATCACGACCGTAGCGAAATCGTGCTGCTCGGTGTAAAGCGCAGCGAGCGCCTCCATCACTTCGTCGAAGGTCCGAGACAGCGGAAAGTTCGCGGCCGACAGCGTGCCCAAACCGTCTTCGGTCTGGATGAACACGGGTTTGCTGGCCTGACCCGCAAAGGTGGTCTTACCGACCCCAGCAACACCGTGAATCAGCACCCTGGGCGGCTTAGGCGTGCCCGCCCGGTTCAGTTGTGCAAGGGAGATAGCCATCAGACATCCTCCCCAAACTTGCTGTCATTGGCTGCCTCAGGACCAACACCGTCCACGATGCGCTCAAGCTTGTAGGTGGGATTGCCGACTTTGAGCGTGCGGGCAGGGTCGAAGAGTTGGCGCACTGCTGGCGGCCAGGCTTTGTACTTGGCCTCGCCAACTTTGACTTCCACGCTCACATAGTCCTCAGGGTTTTCGCCCCACTTGCGCAGGGCCTCGACGGCTTCTTTGAGCTTGCGTTGGTCGTACTCCACCTTCCTGGGCAGGTCGGCAATCACGGTGTGGCCATCCACATCAAAGCGGACGGTGCCGGTGCTCCTGCCAGCATCCAGCCGCTGCTGGTGCGCTCGCTCCCCGAAGCGGCGATGAAGCACGCCTTGAAGGACTTGTCTGTAATGGCAGGCGGTATCTTCCGTGTGAGACACCTTACGGATCAAGCGGTGCAGGTCCGCCAGTGGCAGTTTTTCAAGCTCTGCCATCACAAAGTTTCCCACCTCGTCGAGGGCATCGGTTTCGGGGATCATGGATAAGCCTTTCACTTAATGTGCGCTGTTGCTACGTGCGGGTGACCGCGGACCCACACGGCGCAAGCGGGTACGGATCTCGGGAGGTGTCAGCGAGCTCGCTGACCGAACGGCGACGTACTGGTAGTGGCACGTGCCAACTTTTCTGCTTAAAAGGTGAACCAGCCCCAGCTCACAGGCGATCCACATGCGGCGGGCTACCAAGTGCAGGCGGTGTCGCTCCTTTGCGGGGAGCTCACTGGCCGTGTCCGAGCGGTCCATCATCAGGAACCCTTCGTGATACTGAATCGACTGGCCAACCAGGGCGTTGGCGATCCAGTCACAGGCAGCAGCCTCGGTGAGTTTTTCCGTCGGCACGTACACCGGTAGGATGACCGCGCTTGCGTTAAAGCCCGGACCCAGGCGGCTGGGCGTGGTTTCAACAATGGTTTTTGCGTTCAACATCAAATCTCCAGGCGTAAGTTGGCCTACCGCCACCGCCCAGAGGGGCGCGGCGTTTGTTTTCTTTGTGAAGGTTTCTACTGGGCGAGGGGGCTTGTTTTCTCAGCCACCTCGCGATCGGTCAGGCGGCCGGCCGTATGCCGAACATGCGCAAGTGCATCTGCAAGTCGGCTACACGGCGGTAGAAAGTGGCGCTCGGAACGCCGCAGGCCTTAGCTGCTGCCGCCAGATCGCGATGATTGGCGAGCAGATCCATCAGGTAGCGCTGATCACCGCTCATGCGGGCAAGAGCCGCCATCAAGGCATGCCGGGCCTCCGCGTCAGCAAGCAAGTCCATGTCTTCGCCCCAGAACCACGTCATTTCTGCGGGGAGCATGGAATTTGGCGACTTACCGTCGTCGTCATTGGCGGCGTTCTGGGTCGGTGCAAAATCCTGAATTGCACGGTCAATGGCGACGACCTCCAGGGTGTCAACATATTCCGGCTCAGAAAACACGAGCCTCTGCCGGTCGGTTTTTCTTGCGTTCAAAAAGTCAGTTGTGCAGTGCGCTGATACGGTCCCTGTGAAGGTACCCGGTGCGCCACGGCTGGGGTCGAACTGACCTTTGCGCCTGTAGATGTCGCATAGGATCTCCTGGTATAGGTCCTCCCGCTCAGAGGGGCTCAGACCAGCACTCACCGCCGCTTTGTAGGCGCGGGTTTTAGCAGCATTCACCGCAGCCTCGAAGAAGGGGTCATTGGCTGCCGATTTGAGAGCTCTTGTACGGGTTCGAGTCGACGTCTCTGCGTTGGATCTTTTGGAGACTTCGCCAGATTTGATTTCCGTTGGTGACATGTTTTTCCTCTTTCGTGTTCGTGTACCTAACGTCATTAGACCGGGGTTACTTCATGTAGGCACCGCAATTGCGTATTTAGCGACCGCAGTTGCGGTAACTTCGTACGATTTCCTTTATTGACTCAGACTGCGCTTGGCCTCTGAAAACTTCTCTTCAAGATTTCGCTGAGAGATGCCGGGCTTGGCGCCATAGTGAGCAACGATGTTCGAGATCACCGCTGATTGGTTTTCAAACACCGAGTTGGCTTTGCCTGCGGAGTTTTTGTTCAGCATCACGGCCAGCATCGCGCCGATGATGTTCAGGTAAGTGGTTTCAGACCTTGGCCCAGGCAACTTTGGATGCTGTGTTTGCTCCTGAAGTGCCTGCAGATCCCAAGACAGTTGATTCCTTTCATCCCTAAGCTTTCTGTACTCGTCCCTCGCTGTCTCCAACTTGGCCTCGAGCGCGTGCCTATCGGCCTGAAGCGCCTGAAATGCCTCAACGCTGATAGCCGGGTGGACGTTTCGTTCCACCGCGTCGAAAAGAAATTCAGGCTTATCCGTTGGAAAGGTGGCCGCGATCCAATCCTTAAGGTGCTGCCGCGATACGTGGCGCCGATCAGCTGCAACGTGCTCTTGAGTCGGAACGACTTTGCCGTTTTCCCTGCTACAGGGCAGCAAACCCTTCACGATCGCATCGTGGATGGCCCGACACCGGGGCTCAAGGCAATGGATGTAGGGATGCTTCAGTATCCCTTTCACAACCTCCTGACACTGCGACAGATGATCCTCCACGTCCGCGACGGGAATGCCGCACCAAAGCGCTGCGGCTACCGGGACGCGGTAAACGGTGAAATAGGCCTGGACTGCCTCACAGCTATCGTTTTCCCATGGTTTCTTGCTCATACGGTTCTCTTTTCATGTGCATGCCGTTACCGGCGTTCCTTTTGCTTTGTTGGTTCGATACGTCAAGAAGGTACTGTGCAACGGTTAGTCAGTTCAGGCATCTGGAGACTCCGCTGCACCAGCAACAGGTGCTTTTGTGGCTGGCTCCATATCCTTGGCCCCAATCTCGATGGCTCGGGTCTGCAGTTGACGGAAAGTGCCTTCCTGGATACGGTGCTTGAGTTGCCACACCACCTTGTGGGGGTTGAGAAGCAATACGTAATGAAATGGCCCCGTTGAACCCTCCTTGGCATCGATGAAGCCGTATTCGACCAAGGAGCGCATCCGGTCTTTCCATGTGCTTAGCGCCCGCTCACCAGAAAAGCCGGCTTCGACTGCCAATGTCATGGGGTTATCAATTACAAGCAGCGAGTGATCAAAGGTTCGGCACCACATGACAAAGTAGGTGGTGCCAGCGGGCTTGTTCTTGGTGAGCGCATCGATGATGTTCATCACCAGCGGCATGGTTCGCGGGATCGTGGTGAAACCGCTCACAGCCTTGCGGTTCCAGAGCATTTGCTCATCAAGATCGGGCCAGACACTGTCGCGCAAGGCCTTGGCTTTCTCCTGCGCCTTGGAGATCTTTTTGGCCGCTGCTACGTTTGAAATGATCATGAGGGGCTCCCGTGAAAGTGCTTGCGCAATGATGCGATTCTAACGGACGGATGGCCTAACTCACAATGAGAAAAGCAGCTCAATTTGGCTTCAGTGAGCGTCTGTTATTGCGAACTCAGAACTTGAGTTAGACCAGTAGGTCGTTCATTTATCTATATGAGATGTTTCAAATCATGTCGCATAAAATCGATTTCCCACTATAAATCAGTGACTTACTAAGTTTTTGCTGTATTCACTGTAGTCAGTGCTCCAGTTTCAATGTATTCGTCGTTATCGCGTACAGATAGCGGGATCCGTCACGAAGGGCTCGAGATCCAGATTGACGGCGGTGACGGGCGCGCTCGGTCGGGTGGGGGCCGCGTAAAGGCGGGTGAGAAAACGCATGGGCTTTGCCGGTATGAACCTTCATGCCAGCCCAATCTCCACGCCCCACACCTAAGAAGCCCCTTGTGAAGCCCCCAGCTGCCGTTGTAGGGGCGATCCTCGCTCTGGCCGTCATACGATTGCATGACCGCCGCGATGGACTTGATAAGCTGCCCGAACAGAGCGTTAGTACGGGGTGTCCTGACCACCAAGGAGAACCCCAGTGACCGAATCCGTTGTAGCCCGCGTGGCCGCCCTGAAGATCGCCAGCACCGCCGAGCTCAAGCAGACTTGGCGGGACCTCTTCCACCGCGAGCCGCCGCCCTTTAACCGACGCTTTCTTGAAATCCGCCTTGCATACCGCATTCAGGAGTTGGCCTATGGGGGCCTTAAACGCGAGAGCGCCAAGCGCCTTGAGATACTTGGCGAGCAACTCGATGGGGGCAAGCTAGAGGTGCGGCGCCGCCGCCACGGTAATCGGCCCATTGCAGGAACGCGCCTGATCCGAGAATGGCAAGGCACACCTTGCGAGGTACTGGTATGCGTCGACCACTATGATTACAACGGACGGCGGTACAAGTCGCTTTCGAGCATTGCCCGCGCGATCACCGGCACCAACCGCAACGGATGGGCCTTTTTTGGTCTTGGATCGGCAAGGAGCGCGTGATGACGGCTGCGCGTCGCCTGATCTGCGCGATCTACACGCGCAAGTCCACCGAAGAAGGTCTTGATCAAAACTTCAACTCGCTCGATGCCCAGCGGGACGCTTGCGAGAACTTCATCGCCAGCCAGAAATCCGAGGGCTGGATGATGGCGCGCGAGCGCTATGACGACGGTGGCTACTCCGGCGGCAACATGGAGCGGCCCGGCTTGAAAAAACTGCTTGATGACGTGCGGTCCGGCATGGTCGACATCATCGTCGTCTACAAGATCGACAGGCTGTCGCGCTCACTGGCCGACTTCGCCAAGTTGGTTGAGATCTTCGACGAGCACAAGGTTACCTTTGTATCGGTGACCCAGGCGTTCAACACAACCACCTCGATGGGCCGGCTCACGCTTAACATCCTGCTGTCGTTTGCCCAGTTCGAGCGAGAGTTGGCTGGCGAGCGCGTGCGCGACAAGATCGCGGCCTCCCGCCAGCGCGGTATCTGGATGGGCGGCATGCCGCCCCTGGGTTACGACGTTGCCGAGCGAAAGCTGATCGCGAACCCCGTCGAAGCGAAGATCGTTCGTGAGATTTTCACGCGTTTTGCGGCAACGCCCGCGATGTCGACGCTGGTCAGAGACCTACGGGCGCGAGGTGTGACTTCAAAGTCGTGGATCACATCCAAGGGCATCGAGCGTCAGGGTAAGCTGGTCACCAAGGGCTATATCTACAAGCTATTTAAGAACCCGGTCTACATCGGCATGGCCGCCTATAAGGGCAAGCAGTTCCCCGGCGAACACAGGCCCATCATTGAGCAGGCGTTGTGGGATTCGGTGCAGGCATTGCTCAAGGCTGGCGATAAGCATGACAAAGGCGGCAGGGCGTGCCGCCCCACGACATCGCCATTACTTTTGCGCGGTCTGCTGTTTTCACCAGAAGGCCGCGCCTTCACCCCTGCCTGGACCAGTAAGGGCCCCAAACAATACCGGTACTATGTCAACACCGACGCCATCAAACTGGGCAAAGAGGCCTGCGAGGTCTGTCGCGTGCCAGCCGGCGAAATCGAAGGAATCGTGATCGAACAAATCCGTGGGGTATTGCGATCCCCAGAAATTCTGGCCCAAGCAGTGCGCGAGGTGACCAGTGCGCGCCCAGACATCAGCGAAACCGAAGCGATCCGTCAGCTGCAATCCATCGGCGAGGTTTGGGATCATCTTTTCCCAGCCGAGCAGGCTCGCATCGTAAACGCATTGATCGAGAGGATCACCGTCCGAAAAGATGAGATCAGCATCAAGTGGCACACGAAAGGGGTGCCGAAGTTTATGCGTGACTCGGTCATGCAAGCTATCGACAAGGTGGCCGCATGACGATCACAGCGGGTAGTTCAGAGGTCACTACGATCAAGATGACCTTTCGCCCACGGGGCGGAAGAACGCTGATCGTGCGGCCTGACGGATCGCGGGGCGTGGTACGCCGTGAGGCGACGATCGACAACACCATGATCAAAGTGATTGCACGCGGTTTCCGTTGGCAGCGGCTTCTGTACGACGGCACCTACGCATCCATTGAGGACTTGGCGGCAGCCGAAAAAATTAACCCGTCCTATGTAAGCCGAATCCTAAGGCTCGCCTATCTCTCGCCCGTCATTGTGCAGGCCATTCTGGACGGCAAGCATCCCGCCGTTCCCAACGGACTGGAAAGAGCAGGAACAAAAGTTTCTCGCTCAATTCGGAACTTGAGACTTTAGAGATGCATCTAAGGCCGCCTGGAAGACTGCTTTCATTTGCGCGTCATCACGCAGATGCGCACAAACGTGATCTTAGAATGCTCGGCCGCCCGACTGAGTAACGCATGCGTACGACGAGACGGCACCTCAGTGATGTTCTCCGGTGCGGTCCGTTGCCCGGATGGGGCTTAGCCGACCTCGTCAGCATCTGCGATAACGACAACTCGGTTCTGCTATCATTATTAGCATTGTTTCCCGGAGGTGCCGACATGCCTGACTTACTGGTTCGCGGTGTCGATGAGGCGCTCGTGAGGGCGCTCAAGGAGCGCGCTGGCGCACACGGCCGAAGCGCCGAGGCGGAACATCGAGAGATCCTGGCTGAGGCTCTCGCCCGCCCGCGCAAGCGCGCGCTGGCGCAGCTGCTGGCTTCGATTCCTGACGTCGGCACCGACGCGGACTTCGAGCGCGTCGAGCCCGACCGCAAGGCGCCCCGTGTATTTGATTGACACCAACGTCATCAGCGAGGCCCGCAAGAAGTCCAGGGCGAACCGAGGCGTCATCGAGTTCTTCAATCGCATAGCCAGCACAGGCGACCCGGTCTATCTGTCGGTCATCACCATCGGCGAACTTCGTCGCGGTGTCGAACTCATTCGTCTGCGCGGCGATACCGAACAGGCGGGCTTGTTGGAGGACTGGCTCTGCGCAGTGCTCGAGCAATACGCGGACAAGGTGCTCGCCTTCTGCGCCGACGCCGCGCAGGTGTGGGGACGGCTGCGAGTTCCGAACCCCGAGCACGCTCTGGACAAGCAACTTGCGGCCACGGCACTGATCTACGATTTGACGGTCGTCACGCGCAATGCGGCGGACTTTGCAGGCACCGGCGTGAAGGTGATGAATCCGTTCCTTGCGCCAGCGCCCCCGCAATGATGTTCATGGCGCCTGCTCGTGGAGCGCAGCGACGTCGATCACCCGCCGCTCGACACGCAAGTGCTAGCCATGCCGGTATCTTGGAGGGGCACGCTGCAGCAATACGCCGTGCGCCTGTACCGAGAGCACGCCAGCAAAATCAACGTGAGGATTATCGATTTCGTGGATGCCGGCCACCCCGCGCTTTTGCGGATGTGGGAAAAGCGCCAGCGTGGCTACCGGGCGATGGGGTACAGGATCGGGACCGGTGGATCTCCGGAATGACGACGAATTCTCCCGTGGCCGCTAGGAGTTTCGCGTTGACCCGCAGCAGCCCGCGCCTGTGCTCATCAGCTCGGGAAGCCAATCGGCACATAGTCAACCGTCCGCCACCATTCACAAGGGTTCGGAAATTCTCCGGGCCCTTTTCTTTTGGCTTTTCCCCGGGGAAGCGCGGGGCAGTGCTGCGGGTGCCGTGACGCCCGGTGCGCTCGAAACGGCCGATTTCCGGGCTACAGCCGTCTCTGTTCTCCGTTTGCCCTGCGGGTAGGCGCAGATTGAGGTCTGGCGAAATCAACAACTTACGCGCGCCGGTTCGATGTCAATCAAGGCTACCGGTCACCAATACAACAACTGGACAATGTGAGTCTCTTGTACTAACATTGGGGCGGTTGATCTAACATAAGAGGTGCCGCCATGGCTGCCATTGCACCGTCGCCGTCCATCCGTTCGGCCCGACTTGGGCTGCGTGCCACCCCCGAACAGGAGGTTGTGCTGCGCCGTGCCGCCGAGGTGGCCCACAAGTCGTTGACCGACTTCATCCTCGACAGCGCGTGCCTGGCCGCCGAGCAGACCCTGCTCGATCAGCGATTGTTCATGGTCTCGGGCAGCCAGTACCAGGCTCTGATGGATCTGCTGGAGCGCCCCGAACAGGCCAATAAGGGTTTACGTGACCTGTTTGCCCGCAAGGCGCCCTGGGATGCGAAGTGACGTTGCACGCACCGGAGCCTTTGGCCGCGCAGCATCGGCTGGAGGGCTTTGATTGCGGCAAGCCTGCGCTGAACGACTGGCTCTTGCGCCACGCCCGTCAGGCGCAAGGCAGTGGCTCCGCCAAGACCTTCATCGTTGCCGAGGACGATGGCCGCGTGGCGGGCTACTTCAGTCTGACTGTCGGGCAGGTCGATACGTTGGAAGCGCCGGAGCGCATCCGCAAGGGGATGGGGCAGTACCCTCTGCCAGTGGTGATCCTGGCACGGCTTGCTGTCTCGGTGGCCGACAAGGGGCGAGGCATCGGCTTCGGTTTGCTGCAGGACGCGATTCGCCGCACGATGCTGATTGCCGAGCAGGCTGGTATCCGCGCCATGCTGACCCATCCCATCGATGAAGAAGCGGCGCGGTTCTACACCAGGTTCGGGTTCAGCGCATCGCCGCTGCGCGAGCAGCAATTGCTGTTGCTCTTGAAGGACGCCCGTCGCTGGGTACGCTGAACCATGACCATCGAATCACTGCCCACTTTTACCAAGTCCGCCCGTCAGCGCTGGGAATCCATCCCAGCAGATATCCG